AATTATGGGATGATATAATTATAGAAAAAAAGGACGAATCAATTGATTTTCAAGTATTAGGCAAGGTTGTATGGATAGGTAAAGAAATTACATAATTTTTTATTTTTTTTTATTATTTTTTAAGGCCCGGTTTATCCGGGTCTTTTTTTTGTCTAAAATACATATAGAAAAAATCTATAAAAATTTAATAAAACGTATTGACTCATAGAGAAAATATCTATATATTGAACTCAACAAATCGCCACGGGAAACCTCAAGAAGAGGGACACCAATCACCGGGCGGTTTGGTGGCTGGCTTCACCGCATAGCGGCAAGTCGGAGAGATAAGAAATTTTTGGCAAGGAGGGGATTTATGACTTGGAAACCTACTAAAGAATACTACTTAGATAAAATATTTAATATTGAAAGGGCTATAGAAAACAATAAGCAAGCTTTGGAAGATTATAGGGCTGAGGGCAACCAATATGCTGTTGAGTGTCACGAAGCTTATATCGAAAGCTGTAAACAAGAGTTGAATAAGGCAAAAGCAAAATATCAAGAATTTTTGGATTCCTAACAAACCACCCCGCTCCGGCGGGGCTATAGGAGGACAAACATGATAATTAATCCTAATAATATCAAAATGGTCAATTCTGAGGTTGCCAACTTATTGCCCGCAGGTTGGCAAATTTTAATGCTAAAAGAATCTGATGAGGGTTATGCCCTTGTCAGCAAAACCTCTCACTCCCATCCCTGGAAAGACAGGAGTGGGTGTGAACAAGAACTTGCCCGTTTTGACAAAGCAACGGGCGAAAAGTTGATGGCCTTGAATCAACAAGGCCAAGAATTGAGAGAACAAGAACGGCGAGAAGCCAAGTGTCGCCATCAGGCCCAAGAACAGGCCCGGGTAGAGGCCGAAGAAGCTGGCCTTTGCCCAGAATGTGGTGGCGAAGTCACCACACAAGTAATAGAAGAGGTTGCGCCTGACCCACAGGCGCATCCGGTAAAGCAGCCCACCGAATACTACGGTGGGAAAAAATACCAAAAAAACTGTCCGTGCGGTGAACAATTCTTCGCATGGAATCAGAGAAAAGAATAAGACCGGCATGGATCGCACAAGCGGTCTGTGTCCGGCTTTTTTAATAACAAACCACCCCGCTTTGGCGGGGTAAAGGAGGCGTAAGCCATGTCTAAGTATCGCCAACAACTGTTCGAGGGCCAACGGATATTCGCAGAACATCAAGGGTATGTAATTTGGGGAACCGTCCATGCGGTCCTGGACGATGGTCGGGGTTTTGTAAAATGGGATGAAGATAATCCTTTGGATTGGGAAGCAACTCTTGGGGTCCATCCGGACTACGTAACTATCCCCAGGGAAAAAGCCGAGTCCGCCGCATAGCAGACCCGGCCTGAAAAATGAATCGTATAACACTTTTTTACCAAAGGAGTAACCAAAATGCAACAACTTATAGAAGAACGTAAGCAAAAATTGCAGGAGATTGATCAGGCAAAAGAACGCCTGCAGGAAATCGAAGATCAAATTTTCGAGCAATTAAAAGACCAAGTTAAAGACCAGGGGTCCACTACAGTAAACCAAGATGGATATAAAATAACTGTCACTATCCCCATGCGAACAACCTGGGATGAAGCCAAATTAAAAGAGATTGCAACTAATATTAAGCAGCATGGTGATGACCCGGAACAGTACATAGACTTCAAGCCCCAGGTTAGCGAAAAAGCTTATAAAGCCTGGCCGGAACAAATTCAAAAAGTTTTTGAACCGGCCCGAACTATCAAACCCGGGAAACGCAAAATCGAAATAAAGGAGTAAGCTATGTTTAAAATAAAAACCGCAGAAGAACGCATGAATGAGAAAAAGCCGATCAAAGGGGCAATCTTTGGTCCCCATGGAATCGGTAAAACTTCACTGCTGTGGACTTGTGACCAAAACACAACCCTCTTTCTCAACTTGGAGGGTGGCGACCTTGCCGTCCAGGATTGCCCCGTGGACTCCATAGACATTCAATCCTGGGAAGATGCCATGAATATGGCTTGTTTGGTTACAGGTCCGGATCCAAGTAAACATCCGCACCAACCATACAGTCAAGCTCATTACGATTATGTGTCCAGCCAAATAGATCCCGGTTTTCTCCAAAAGTATAGCACTATCTTTTGGGATTCCATATCCGTAGCTTCCAGGCTTTGTTGGCAATGGGCCTGCGGGCAACCGGAATCTTTCTCCAAACAGGAAAATTTTGACCCCCGGGGCGCATACGGATTGGTTGGCCGGGAACTTGTTCGCTGGCTTACACATATCCAGCATACACCAAATAAGAATGTTTGGGTAGTTGGCGGGTTGGATGAAAAGGAAGATGATTTTGGCAGACGCAAATGGGATCCACAGATTGAGGGATCAAAAGCTGGACTTGAGCTTCCCGGGATTTTTGATGAAGTTATCTCCATGGTGATGATGCAAGGAGAAAATGGCGGGGAACCGTACCGGGCTTTTGTTTGCCAAAAACTCAATCCCTGGAATTATCCGGCCAAGGATCGCTCCGGGCGTTTGCAAATGGTAGAGGAACCCCATTTGGGTAGGCTGATGGATAAGATCAATCAACCCAAACCACAACAAAATTTTCAAACTACTATAGAACAGGAGGTTTAAACTATGTTCGATTTTAACGATGCACCAGAACAGGGCGGGGAACTCATACCCGCAAAAACATTGGCAAAGGTGGTTATGAAAATCAGGCCTGGTCAACATGGTGATCAAGGTTGGCTATCCAAGGCGGATTCCGGATTTGAATATCTTAACGCAGGGTTAACAGTAACATCTTCCCCTTACCTCGGCAGAAAAATCTTTCAGAACATGGGAGTTGGTGGAACTACTGATGGACACCAGACCGCAGCAAAAATCACCCGCGCTATGCTGCGCGCTGCCTTGGAATCTGCTAGAAACATCAATCCGAAAGATGAATCCGACCAGGCAAGACAAGCACGCCAGGTGAATGGCTGGGGAGATTTTAGCGAATTGGAATTCGCCATCGAGGTCGGTGTAGAAAAGGATAAAACAGGGCAATATGGGGACAAAAACAAAATACTGAAAATTGTTACCCCGGACCATTCCAAGTACCAGCAAGTTATGAATGGTGAAACTATAGTCCCCGAGGGTGTAAAGTCTCAATCTTCTCAAAAAGCAGCCCCAAGCCAAGGTCAACCAGCTTGGCAACAACCGGCACAGCAATCAACACAACAGCAGCCTGCAGCAGAACCGTCACCACAGCAACAGCAATCGAATCAACAATCCACAATACCACCCTGGGCGCAGTAGTAAACACAGGCCCGGGTAAAGCCCGGGCCACCAATAAGAGGTGAGCTATGAAATGTTTTTGGTGTGGGACAGAAATTGAATCTCCGACAAAAAATCAAAAAGAATCCTTTAGACGTTCTGGACGAGCTTATTGTTCAAAGTACTGTGGACAAAAATATCGAAATTTAGTTTCTTCTGAAACAATGAAGAAAACAAACTATAAATATGCATCACAAAGGTTGAAAACAAATAATCCCATGTTTATTGCTGAAAATCGTATAAAAATGTCTTATACTTTAAAAAATAAAAAACATAAACCTGCTATTCAAGGCGGAAATGGTAAGGGATTAACTAAACCACAAAAGATGCTGTTTAATGAACTTAATAAAAAATATAAACCTTATGTAGAATATGTAATTTCTACAAAAGACAAAGATAGAAGTTGTAATTATCCTAACTGTTATAAAATAGATATAGCATTACCTGTTTTTAAAATTGCTATTGAAGTTGATGGCAATTCACATTCTACAAGGGAAAGGAAAAAGCAAGATGAGAAAAAAGATAATTTTTTATTAAATATAGGTTGGCAAGTAATTAGAATATCTAATCAGCAAATATTAAATAACTTAAATTACTGTTTGCAGAAAATTAATTTTTGCATTGCGGAGGTCTTAAATGATTCTGCGTCCTTATCAGAAAGAAACAATTAATAAACTTTTAAATAAGTTAAGAAATAAAAATAATACATTAGCTGTTGCTCCCACTGGAGCCGGAAAAACCATAATGCTATCTTCTTTATTGAAAGAGTATGGGGGACAACAACTAGTATTACAACATAGAGAAGAATTAGTAAATCAAAATCAGGATAAATTTCATCGTATAAATAAAAATCGGAAAAGTAGTATATATGGAATGGGAGTAAAAGATTCTTCTGGAGATACAATATTTGGCATGGTTCAAACTTTAGGTCGTAATGGAGAATGTAATAAATTACCACCACTAGATATGCTTATTATTGATGAAGCACATAGAGCTAGAGCAAATACTTATCAACGAGTCATAGATAATGCAAAAGAAAAAAATCCAAATTGTGCTATTATAGGTTTTACCGCCACTCCCGCCAGGGGAGATAAAAAAGGTTTACGCCCTATTTTTGACAACTGTGCCGAACATATAACCATCAGGCAGTTAATTAGCTCTGGATATCTGGTCCCTTTTCGGACATTTATTGCGACCCTGCCAGGCCTGGAAGAGGAACTGAAAAACATCCGGAAAACTAATTCCGGTGAATACGACATGGAAGAAGTTGACACTTTGATGAACACAAGTGCCAACAATCAAGCGGTATTAAAAGAATGGGAACGAGTAGCGGGAGACCGCAAAACCATTGTATTTTGTAGTACCAAAGACCACGCGCAAAAAGTTTGTAGCGATTTTGTCAAGCATGGAATCAAGGCAGCCTGTATATTTGGAGATACGCCAAAAGATAAACGTGCAGAAGTTCTCACTCAATTTGATAAAGGGGATCTGCAGGTTCTATTTAATGTACAAGTGCTTACAGAGGGGTATGACAGTCAACCTGTAAGCTGCATTGTTCTTTTGCGTCCCTGCTCTTTTAAATCCACGATGATCCAGATGATCGGACGTGGATTGCGGACTGTGGATTCAGAAGAATATCCAGGAGTAATAAAAAAGGATTGCCTTGTCCTGGATTTTGGGGAATCTGTAAAAACCCATGGCGATTTCGAGGTTGCAACGCAAATAGAGGACAAGACCGAAGAAAGTGAAACCCCGGTAAAGAACTGTCCGGACTGCGAATCAGAGTTACCCATATCAGTCGAAGAATGCCCGATTTGTGGTCATGTATTCAAAGAGATTGTTGACGGTGAGGATGAGGAAGAAAGAGCGGATGTTAGGCTTACAGAAGTAGATGTTTTTAACAACAGCCCTTTTCGTTGGATTGATCTTTTTGAAACTGGAAAAGTTTTGATGGCTTCCGGATTTGATGCTTGGGTAACGTGTTGCGCGCCAGATGGTGAAAATTGGTCGGCAATCGGCAAGGTTAAACATCAGCCTATGCGTCAACTTGCCTTGGCGGACAAGCCCCAAGCGGTAGCGGCTGCAGATGACTTTTTAAGGGTTAATGAGGACAATACAGCATCTAAGAAATCCAAACGCTGGATGCGTGACCCGCCAAGCATGAGACAGCTTGAGTTGCTGCAAAAGCAGGGCTGGCCAGCACAGCAAGATTTCAACATGAACAAATACCAAGCAGCTTGCTTGCTTAACTTTTTCTGGAATAAGGAAAAAATCGAAAACAAACTTTTTAGGAGTTAGTTGATTATGGCGGAATTAGTAAATTTTAAAAGACTGTTCAATGAGTTGGCCGAAGTGCAATTAGTGGATAAACCTTTATCTCAATACTCCAAACAGGAAATAATTTACCTGGTGCAATCCTGTATAAACTCGGTAAGGCTGGCGGATGATGACAAACTCAAAGAGCCGGAGCAATGAAAAGGCGGAAGCGCAAAAAGATTGATCTAAACGAATATTATAAGACGGATTGGTGGCAGAAACGTTCCCGGGAATACAGAAAAAAAATCGGCAAATGCGAGCGATGCGGAACAAAAAACAATCTCCATACACACCATAAGCGATACCGATTTTACCGGGAAAAAGATCGGGATCTGGAATGCCTCTGCAGTTATTGTCATTTGGTAATGAAACACAAACAAGACAAGGATGGAACAAATATGCTGGACTTTAACCACTCTAATAATACAGGGCGAATTGTCTATCTGATAGACCAAGCCTTGGAAGCCAAAAACGCCAAGAAAAAACCCAGGAATTATTTGGGCGGATCCAGGCTTGGAGAACAATGCGATAGAGCCCTGCAGTTTGAATTTTTCAACACTCCAAAGGATGAGGGGAAGGATTTTGATGGTCAAACTCTGCGAACATTCCAGATTGGTCATGTCTTAGAAGATATGGCTGCAGACTGGTTGCGGGAAGCCGGTTTTGATTTGCGGACCCACAACAAAGATGGTTATCAGTTTGGATTTAAAACCGGCAAAGGATCCATAAGAGGACATATAGATGGAGTGATTGTTGGTGGTCCGGATGAGTTTGGTCCTTACCCAAGATTATGGGAGTGCAAAACAGCCAAGGGAACTAAATGGCGAGAACTGCAAAAGCACAAGGTCAAAAAGGCTAATTGGACATATTACATCCAATGTCAACTTTATATGGCTTATATGGGGTTAACTGAAAATCCGGCCCTGTTTACCGCAATAAACAAAGACACAAGCGAACTTTATTTTGAAGATGTAGACTTTGATTCGCAGGTAGCCCAGGACGCCAGCGACCGGGGAGCCAAGATAATAGAGGCCTGCTGGAACAATGAACTGTTACCCAGGATAAGCAAG